ACAGGAAACTCAACAGCCCTGTCGATCGGTGGACCAAAGGCGGCGTGTTGACGCACGAGGCGCTGGACCACCTGCGGGATCTCAGACTGCGGGAGCGCGAAGACATCCTGCCCGCAGACAGACGCTGCCCGCGCTGCGGCATAGTCAAGCTCTCGTCTCGGCAGTGGGTGATCCTGCACGACGGCGTGTGGTGCGAGCGGTGGAGGCCGATGCTGCACGCTTGGGTTCGAAGGAAGGAGCGCGAGCTGGCGGCGGCCGCGAGACAGGATCGAGAGCCCAGGCTTCCGGCGAACCCGTTCTCAGCGATCTGCCGCTCCTGCAACACCTTCCAGCCCGATCACGAGGCGGAGCTCGGCAACTTCCTGACCACGGAGCTTTGGTGGAAGATCGACCACAAGGCGGTGAAGGTTGCGAGGTACACCCTCGAGCTCACGGGACAAGAGGTGGCCGAAGCCTGTGGCTGGTCGCAGTCTAGGCAGTCGAAGATCGAGACCCGCTCCGTGTCCCTGCTGAGCGACGACGACGTGTCCAAGCTTCAACTCATGCTCAAGCTCGAGACGCGGCCAACGGTCGGCTCGCCCCACCGAAAGTACGTGCTGGAGGGCGCGGAGCTGAAGAGAGTCAGACAAGCCGTGGGAGTCAGCAGGATGAGCCTAGCCCAGCGCGTGGGAGTCAGCGCTTCACGCATCGCCCAGCTGGAGCAGAAGAAGCAGACACGCATCGAGCCACGCGTCGCCGAGTCACTCACCGCGGCGCTCGGTGGAATGGATCGAGCTGCCGAGACAGTTAGTGATTGACGACCGCCTGAGGGCGTGGCAGACTTGAATCAGTGACGCACCGGTGGGCTTGAAGTCCATCGGGTGGCCCAAACTTCGCCGTGTCTCGTCCTCACCTGTACCCGCTACCATGCCTCGCCGTCGAAGAGACTGGCCCCGCGACCCTGCGCTCAAACGAGAGCGTGGCGGCGGTCAGCCTCCCGACGGACATCATCGTCGGTGTCAGTCATCGTCTAGAAAAGATCCGGACAAGCAGTGTGGTCAATGGGCTAGGCGCGGCTCGCGCTTCTGCAAGTTCCACGGCGGCAATCTTCCGCGCTTCAGAGGCTTCGACACGATGAGCTGGTACACGAGGCGCGCGGGCCAAAAGCTCAAGGATGCACTCACAGAGCTCAAGGAGCAATCCCCTGACGAGAGACACTCGCTCGCGGATGAGATCGACCTAGCACGGCTGCTGGCCGAGCGATCGGTTCGAATCTACGACGCGACGGTGATTGAAGGCCAAGGCTCCGACGACTTGAAGGCGTCCGCGACAGCTGGCCTGCGCGCCTCTCTCAACCACGTCACAGACGTCGTGTCGAAGGCAGCTCGCGTGCATGCAGTGTCGAACGCGGTCATCGAGCTCGAGCACATCGACTACATCGTGCAGCAGGTCAACCGCATCATCGAGGAAGAGGTCGCAGACGTGGACAAAGCGCTCGCCGATCGCGTCGTGGAGCGGATCGCCGGAATCAAGCTCCCAGAGAAGCGCGACGAGGCGGACGCGGACGAGACGGCGCGCAGGATCAGAGAGTCGCTTTCCGACATGGACAACACCATCGGAGGTGAGTCATGAACGAGCCCTGCTGCGACATGCGAAGGACGTTCGCGATGGCGTTGGTGGCACTCTCAACTCCGACGGTAGACATGGTGGACCTAGTCATCGACTGGGGCACCGAAAGCAGGCCCATCGTCTTGGCGTTCCGCTTCTGCCCGTGGTGCGGCAGCGAGCAGGACGTTGAGGGACAGGTTGAAACGTACGAGCGGCTGCGAGACGCAGAGGACGCATGAACCTAGGCGAGCGATGGACCCATCTCCGCGAGCACGGAGAGCAGCGACGGCTGTGGGAGAGCAACGCTCGCTTCCGCGTTGTGCCCGCAGGCCGACGCTCTGGCAAGACCGAGCTGGCCAAGCGGTTCGCGGTTCGCGACGCGCTGTCCTCGACTAGGCCGGACGCGTGGATCGTGTGCGCAGCGCCGACCAGAGACCAAGCGAAGCGGATCTACTGGAACGACCTGAAGAAGCTCGTGCCGCGCGAGGCTCGAGTCGGCCCACCGATGGAGAGTGAGCTCACGATCAAGCTCATCAACGGCGCGAGCATCAGCGTCGTCGGCATGGACAAGCCGGATCGAATCGAGGGACGGCCGCTGGACGGCATCGTGCTGGACGAGTACGGGAACATGAAGCCCAACGTCTGGAGCGAGAACGTTCGACCCGCGCTGTCCACCTCCGGCCGGCTGGGCTGGGCTTGGCTCATCGGCGTGCCTGAAGGTCGCAACCACTACTACGAGCTCGCTCAGCTCGCTCCGCAGGGAGAGGACTGGGATCTGTTCTCGTGGCCCAGCTCTGATATCCTCCCGAAGTCAGAGATCGACGCAGCTCGAATGGAGCTCGACCAGCTCACGTTCCAGCAGGAGTACGAGGCCTCGTTCCTAGACTTCGCGGGCAGAGCGTACTACGCCTTCGACCGAGAGATCCACGCTCGCGAGGCTATCCCCTATGACCCACGCCGTCCTCTCATCTTGTGCTTCGACTTCAACGTCGAGCCGGGGATTGCAGCAGTTCTTCAGGAGTACGAGCACCCTAGTCATGGATGGTGCTCCGCCGTTATCGGCGAGGTGTGGATCCCGCGGAACAGCAACACCCCCGCCGTCTGTCGTCGGCTCGTGCAGGATTGGGGTTCGCACGAGCACGACGTCCTAGTGTACGGCGACGCGACGGGCGGAGCTCGAGGCACGGCGAAGGTCGCAGGCTCTGACTGGGACCTCATCAAAGCAGAGCTCCGTCCGGTGTTCGGTGAGCGGTTGAAGATGCGCGTGCCCAGAGCCAACCCGAAAGAACGGGCCCGAGTCAACGCCATGAACAGCAGGCTTCGCACCGCGGACGACTCCATCCACATGCTCGTCGATCCGCATCAAGCTCCGCACGTCATCGAGGACCTCGAGGGCGTCACGCTGCTCGAGGGCGGCAGCGGCGAGATCGACAAGAAGGCCTCGCCCAAGCTCACCCACCTCACGGACGCGATCGGGTACTACCTCATCCGCGCCCACCCTCCTCGCAGCGGCGTTCCCACCGCGACCGTCACCGCACTGATATGAGCACACTCACCAGCCATTCAAAGGTCGAGATCGCCTTGGCCATCACCCTCTGCTCCGTCGTCATCGGCGGGGTCATGTGGATCCAAGGGCGCTTGAACAGCGTCGCGCTCGCGCTCCAAGACATGCGCAACGAACAGGCCCGAATGGGCGAAGAACTCGGTCGTCTCGTTGACGACCGATGGACCATCACTCAGATGGAGAACTGGGCCCTGCGGCTGAAGCTGCAGAACCAGAACCTCGACGTCCCCAGCGCAAAGCACGAAGGAGTTGTCCGCTGATGCCTCGAGTCACCAAGAAGCTCGGATACAAGAAGAGCAAACCCAAACCCAAGAAGAAGACCTCATGGAAGAGAAGAAGCCGATGATCTCAACGGGCTCCATGCTGAACAGCAGCGAGGGCCTCTTGAGCACGGGAGCGCTTGCCGCTCTCACGCAGCAGCTCACCACGACCTCCGATCCGATCGCGCAGGTCGGCATCGCGATGGCCATCGCCATCCTAGCCGTTGGCTATGGCATCACGCGCGGCAAGGCCAAGGCGGTGAAGGAGTGAAGTACGTCCTCCCCATGCTGCTGGTCCTCTCGTCCTGCTCACTGCTGGACAAGACCATGGACGTGTTCGATCCGGAGACCGGAGAGACCGTCGAGGTGCGAGTCGGCGACGCCATGGCGTCGGCCGTTGAAGACAACGCTGGCACTGTCGGGGACATCGTCTCCACGCTGACCGGCAACCCGATGATCGGCGGTGGAGCGGCAGCGCTTCTCGCCGCGGCGGCCGGCGCTGGACTGCGCAAGCGGAAGAAGCAGCAAGCCGTCGTCACAGAGACTCCAACAGAAGAGAAGGCGTAACCGATGGCGGACTCGAAGGTCAACGACCCCAGCCTCGCGTACCAAGCGATGGCCGAGCGATGGGAGCTCATTCATGATCTCCTCGGCGGCACAGCTCGAATGCGCGAGGTCGGAAAGACGCGGCTTCCCATGGAGCCGCGTGAAGAGGCGCGGGCCTACGAGAACCGCCTCGATCGCTCCTACCTCTACGGAGCGCTCAGCGACACGTTGGACAAGATCGTGTCGAAGCCGTTCGCTCGGCCGGTCTCCGTCCGAGGCGCGCTGCCTGAGCAGCTCGAGGAGCTCATCAAGGACGCGACACTGCGCGGGCAGGACCTGACGCAGTTCGCGAGGGACCTGTTCACCGACGCCGTGACCCATGGCCTGAGTCACGTCTTGGTGGACTTCCCACGTGTTGGCGAGGGCTTGTCTCTTGCCGAAGAGAGGGAGGGCGAGGTCAGACCGTTCTTGGTTCGGATCTCCCCTCCCGACCTGATCGGTTGGCGCTCCGAGCGATCCAACGGAGGCCGCGAGCGACTCACGCAGGTTCGAATCATGGAGCGTCGTCTCGTTCCAGACGGGCCCTTCGGAGATCGCGAGGTCGAGTACGTGCGCGTGCTGGACGAGGAGAGCTGGCAGCTGTGGGAGAGGGCCGAAGACGGCGATGACTTTCACATGGTCGACGAGGGTACGCACACCTTCGGCGCCGTGCCTCTCGTGACGTGCTACATCGACGCGACCAACTTCATGACCGCGGTGCCGCCGCTCGAGGACCTCGCGTGGCTGAACCTAGCGCACTGGCAGTCGCTAAGCGATCAACGGAACATTCTTCGCTTCGCTCGCATGCCGCTGCTGTACCAGTTCGGCGTCTCGGATGAGGAGGTCGAGGCCGAGATCACGATCGGTCCGTCGCAGCTCATTCGCTCGGTCAACCCAGACGCGAAGATGGGCTACGTCGAGCACACTGGCGCGGCCATCGGAGCCGGCGAGCGTGACCTTCGAGCTCTCGAGGCGCAGATGGAGGTCATGGGACTTCAACCGCTGATCGAGAAGACCGGCGGCGCCACCGCCACAGGCAGAGCTCTCGACGAGTCAAGAACGCACTCGAACATTCAAGCGTGGATCCGCTCGCTCGAGGACTGTCTCCTTGAGTGCTTGACGTTCGCGCTGAGGTGGGTCGGACAGGAGACGCCCGACGACTTGTCGATCGACGTGTTCAGCGACTTCGGCGTCACGCTCAAGGCCGAGCAAGACATCAAGTCCTTGATCCAGATGCGAGCCAGCGGGCTGTTGACGCACAAGACGTTCTTGGACGAGGTGAAGCGGCGCGGGCTGCTCAGCGATGCCGTCGACGTCGAGGCCGAGATTGAAGCGGTCGAGGAAGAGGCCGAGGACATACCGATGCCCGCCCCGTTCGACGAAGACACCGAAGAAGAAGAAGAGGAGGAAGAATGAAACACGCACTCCCGCTGCTGCTGCTTACCGCATGCCACGCGCCCAGCCTCGGCGATGCCATCACCCCAGACGAGCTGACCGTTGGGCACGGTGTCGGCGAGCACGCTGGAGGCATTCAAGCCGGACACGGTGGTCGCGACTACAGCGGCGAGAGCGATACGACCTACGCCGCCTTGACGTGGGACATCCCCACGTTCGCTGATCCCGAGATGACGAGGGAAGAACGGCACGCATACCGAGAGGCAGTGCTGGCGGCGGAGGCTGAAGCGACGGAGATTGAAGAGGCGGGAACAACAACGATGAAGGTCACCGAGGGACGTCGCGAACAGTGGGCCACGGGGCTGTTCGTCGTGGTCGGTCTCTTGTTGATCTTCGTGCTGCTCAAGCTGCTCAAGCAACGGAAGGACCAATGGTACGACTGATGCTCGCAGCAACACTACTACTCACCACCTCATGCGTAAGCTACCCGACGATGGGCGCGTGCCTCTCTGGCGGAGACTGCGCGCTCTGCTCCTAGGAGACACAACCATGACCGATGCCGAAACAAGAAAGCGAGCGCAGGTGATCGACACCCGCGCTGAGCTGATGCTGAGAGAGGTCGAAGCCAAGGCTGAGATCGCGAAGCTCAAAGCGACGGAGTCCGCGAAGGACACCGCGTCCAAGCACCTAGCGCAGTTTGCTGGGCTGTACCTGTTGATCCTAGTCCTAGCCTTCATCGGCACCGTGGCCTTCATCGAGTCGGAAGCGATCGCTGTGGTCGCGGGACTAGTCACGCTGGTCGTGACCAACCTTTCGACCATCCTGAAGTCCATCGTCGAAGAGAAGGCTGAGGACACGGAAGAGGACAAAGCATGAAGCCGCCCTACCGATACGCGAAGTGCAGGGTCGACCGCATCGTGGACGGCGACACCGTTGACCTCTGGATCAACCTAGGGTTCAGCACGTTCGTCAAGAAGCGCATCCGCATGTACGGCATCAACACGCCGGAGAGCAGGACGCGGGACAAGGCTGAGAAGAAGCTGGGGCTCGCCGCAAAGGCGGAGCTCGAGCGTCTCCTCGACGGCGGCACCTGTGATCTCGACAGCCACGAGCTCGGCAAGTACGGCCGCGTGCTGGGGACGATCTGGGTCGGCGGCAAGAACGTGAACAAGGCCATGCTCAAGACCGAGGGCACCACGGAGTACTTCGGCGGGAAGCGATAAGTGCCGACCAAGCGACTTGAAGCCCTCCGCCGACTGCTGTCGGTGAACGATCACCTGATCGACGACACGATCAGGCACGCCATCGCCCTCGAGCGGCTCAAGAAGCACGAGGCCGCAGAGATCGTGCGGTTCTTGGAGCGGCGCGTGTTTCCCGACATTCTGCGCAGGGTCGACGGCGGCATCGGTGCCCTCGCGACCACGGGGCTCAAGGCCGCCAAGACCAAGCGCGTCGCCGACACCCTCAAGTCGATCAACGCGACGATCGCCGCTGGGGCACGCTCAGCGAAGTCCGAGCTGGAGAAGTCTCTCAGCGCGCTGGCCATGACCGAGGCGCAGTGGCAGGCCGCCTCGCTGGCCAAGAACGTGCCGATCGACGGCGTCTCGTTCGACATCCCAAGCATTCAGACTCTGCGGGCCATCATCAGAGACGAGCCGGTCAGTGGTCGCACGATGACCGACTGGATGCTCGGCTTGTCGCAGCAGACGCAGAAGGCCGTTCAGCAGGAGCTCGTCATCGGTCTCACGCAGGGCGAAACAGTCCAGCGCTTGATGCAGCGCCTGCGCGGAACCAAGGCCAACAAGTACAAGGACGGGATCTTCGCCACCACGCGGCGGCAGGCTCAGGCCATCGTCAGGACCAGCGCCAACCACGTGTCGTCGCGAGCGAGGGAGTTGACGTTCGAGGAGAACCAAGACGTCATCAAGGAGGTGCAGATCGTCGCGACGCTCGACTCGAGAACGTCCGACGTGTGCATGGGCTACGACGGGCAGACCTTCCCCGTCGGAAAGGGTCCGCGCCCGCCGTTCCACGTCAACTGCAGGACGACCGTCGTGCCGGTTACGAAGAGCTGGAAGGAGCTCGGCGCTAAGAAGAAGACCAAGGTGCTCAAGGAGTCCCGAGCCTCAATGAACGGTCAGGTCTCCGGCAAGGTGACCTACGGCCAGTGGCTCAAGCGGCAACCGGTCAAAGTGCAGAACGAGGCGCTCGGCATAGGTCGAGCCAAGTTGTTCAGAGCGGGACGCATAGGCGTCGAGGATCTCACCGGCAAGTTCGGAAAGTCGATCACCCTCGAGCAGCTCGAGCGCTTGGAAGGTATCAAGCCGCCGCTGCCCACCGTGGCAGCGCCGGCGCCGGACGCGTCCGTTCGCGATGAGATACGCATCAAGCTCAACGACGCGTACTACGCGCTCGAGGACCTCGACAAGATGGTGGCCGACGGTGTGCTTGAAGAGTCGGTCATGGACATGCTCATGGACGACATCGCCACGGCCATCGACGGTGCAAAGAAGCTCGGCTTCACGATGCCGGACGACGTGCCGGTGATGGGCTACGCTGACTGGCTGCGGGCTCAGCGAAAGCTGGTCGAGGCCGAGATCTCGATTGGGTACGTGGTCAACGACATGGACGTCGTCGAATATCTCATCACTCGTCGACTGGGCGTGGACAAGGGGCAGCTGAAGAAGCACCTCAAGATGTGGGCGACCAAGGAACAAGCGGGAGCTGTGTCCGGAAGCCTAGAGGAGTCGTACAGAAGGCGCGCGAGAGCGCTGGGCTACCCGACGAAGTACAAGACCGCACCGGTGCTTGGAGAGATTGACGCGCAGGTCGACGAGGCCTACGCGGCGATGAAGAAGGTCACGGAAGAGGGCGCGCCCCAAGTCGGCGTCATGACGATCACCGCGGAACAGCGCGCCAAAGTCAAGTACCATCTCAAAGAGGCGCACGAGGCGATTGGCGACGGTTTGATCCCGGAAGCGGAGGTCCACCTTGACGCAGCGGCGATCGCTGGCTTGCCGCTTGAGGAGGGATTGAACGTCCCTTGGTTTCAGGCGGCGATGGACGACGCGGCCGCGTGGCTGGAAATAGGCGACGTCGATGATCCGATGGTCATCGACGCGCTCATCATGCGGCAGGTGGGGATCGACAAGCTGGAGCTGCGCTCGGCGCTCGACAAGTGGCGCAAGCACCTATCCACGGACGAGCTGTTCTGGGATGCGGCCGATCACACCAAGGCGACGAACCTCATGCTCGAGGCTCGGAAGGCCGGCTGGGCGTCGAGCATGGCACCGAGCGCGAGCGCGAGCCTCGATGATCTAGTCAACAACGTCGCGGGCAGCTGGGAGCAGTTCAAGGTCGCTGAGGAGGTCGTCGACGTGATCGACGACGTACAAGCTCATGCGTTGATGAAGTACGTGACGGCCAAGAGCCCGTCGAGTCGAACCAACTGGAAGAAGAAGGCGATCGAGGCCGGCTGGGACGCGAACAAGAAGCTGCCGCAGACGATGGAGGAGTTGGACGCGCTTCTCGCCAAGCCGCCCGTTACACCGCCAGCGGCGCCGCCT